CGCGCTTCTTCAGTACCGACTTGAGCGTGTGAAAAATTTCTGCGCCCCATTGCAGCGCTTCAGAAAAAGTTTCCGCGCCCACGGGCATGGCCATGAATTCCTGGAAATCCACGTTGCTGTCGGCATGCGCGCCGCCATTCAAAATGTTCATCATGGGTACCGGCAAAATGCTGGCGCCCACGCCACCGAGATAACGATACAGGGGCGTCTTCATGGAATTGGCGCTGGCGCGCGCACAGGCCATGGAAACCGCAAGAATGGAATTAGCGCCGAGTTTGCCTTTGTTCGGCGTGCCATCCAGATCGATCATGGTGTCATCGATGCAGCGCTGGTCAGTGGCATCCAGGCCCTGGAGCGCGTCGGCGATTTTTCCATTGATGTTGCCGATTGCATTCTGCACGCCCTTGCCCAGGTAGCGATGCTGGTCGCCATCGCGAAGCTCCACGGCTTCATGCTCGCCGGTGGAAGCGCCGCTGGGAACAGCAGCCCGGCCAATCGATCCGTCACCCAGAGTGACTTCAGCTTCTACCGTGGGATTTCCCCGCGAATCAAGAATTTCACGCGCATGAACGTCAACAATGCCGGTATCCATAGATAACACTCTCAAAGAGCGAGAATTATAAATGAGACGAAAGACCCACGGCAGGCACAATGGTTGGGGCTGGGCGCGCTCGGCTGCAGTAAGAGGCGAATTGCCCTGCAGTGTGGGCGAATTAAGTTGCAGTGGGTGCATCTGCCACCCCAACATCCTGAACAACCCCTTTCCGGCGCACCAAGGGCTCAATAACCGATGCCCTGGCCTTGTGTCTGGCGGCGTGCCTCTCAGCGACGCTTTGGACGTGCTTTTTGATCTCCTCGGCCGGATCAATCGGAGGCAGAATGCCGCCCTTGCCGTCAGACACTGGCATCCCTATATCGTAGAAGGTGTGGCGTGACCTGGTATCTGGAACGCCAGCAATAGGAGTGATACCAAGCTGTCCGCAGCAAGCACAACCCAGACCATTGCATTCATCGCAGAGAACGCCTCCGACCTGGCCGCAACATGCAGCGAGCACCACGACGCCGCCATCCCCTGACTCAGCGTAAGCAAGAGCCTCGGCGGTGTGCTCGGCTGTGCTCCCGTCTGGAAGAGTGAGCGTGTGCGTGTATTTGAATCCACCCATTATCTTTACCTCGTTGGCAGCACGTCGCTGCCGCTGTCGCCCAGCCCGGTACCGAAGCCGCTACCGCTCGCGCCGCCACCGACGACCGTAGTGATAACTCCCACAAAGACATTCGCATCATCGGCAGTGAGAACGTGTTGCGATTGCGTGGCCAGGAATGTCACCGATCCGCCAGCGAATTTGGAGTCCTTGAAGTACACGGCCCAAGTTCCTAAACTCCCTGGGTTCACCGATCCGCTGTTATATGACACCTGCCCAAAACCAAACTGAATCGTGAACGACGCAACATTGATGGTCGTTCCAGCGCCGCTCTGTGTGAGCGGATTTGCTCCGGTCAAGAAACCCTGCACGTTCAGCGGATTATTTCTAAGGCTGCTGGCCAGGCGCTGCACACCCAGGGAATCAACCTGCGCGATGGGGACCAGCGCGCCAGGAATCGACGCGCGAATCGCCTGCGAAAGGAGGCTTGTATCAGAGAACGCAGCAGCCAGATATTGCACCAACGTAAGTTCGATGGTCGCACCGTTCGATTGCGCGTTGCTGCCGCCGCTACTTCCGTCCGCCGCCGGCACAACATAGGCCATCTTCATGATCTCGTAATCGCCCTGGTATTCCTCGCTTACCGTAGCATCTACGGTGAGGATGTCGCCACAGAGTTGTGAGATCAGCGCGCGATTCGATGTGTCGACCGCATCCATGAAGCACGTCACTTTCCCAGCCCATGGCGCGACGTAAGGCGTGGTGTTGATGCCGAGATTCCTCGCCAGCAGGAAATTCAAGATGCGCCCGACGCGCTCCACAGTGTTATTACCCAGATCGAGCGTCGCCGGCACCATGCGGAAGATCGGCGTCAGGCTGAGTCCGCGCTGGCCGATAGCATTCTGGTGCTGGGTGTGATCGATCACCGGCGAGCCTTTCACGGCAAAGCGACTTTCAGGCGTTCCAACGTTGCCGTTGCCGCTCCGCGTGCCGCTGGTGCCCCCCACGATATCTGCCGTCTGGATGTAGGTGCTGGCTGCAGCGCCGATCTCCAGCTGCGCGCCCCAGGCAAACACAGATGTTGCGGCGTTGGTGATTGTGAACTGCGCCTGTACAGCTCCCACGCCGGTCCACACCGCCGAGTGCGTGAAAGTAAAACGCGTCCACACGTTGGTGACTGTGATCCCTACATTCTCTGAGTCCGCGCCGGGGCGATTGATGAAGAGCGTGACGGCCGTGTTCACTGCTGCTTTCAGCCATATGCTGAAGGTGAATTGCACACCGTTGAGCGAATTCACCTGGCTATTTTGAAAAATTCCAACTCCAGCAGTCGCACCGGTCGACACTGTATCTGCCGTGTTGCCGCCCAGCGGATCGACCTGATTATTCGCTGTGACCGTAACGTTCGTCTGTTTTTGCCATGCGGCATTGTCAAAGCGCTCAGACCAGAGAACATAATTTTCGCCAGCGGTCTGCCGATAAGCAGTCACAAGAGCACCGTCTTCAAGCTGCGCACCCCAGGCGAAGATGGAGGTGTTCGCGTTGGTGATAAGCAATTCGGCCTGCACCGATCCCACGCCGGTCCATACCTGCGAATGCGTGAAGGTGAAGCGCGTCCACACGTTGGTGACGGTGATCCCCAGGCTTTCTGAGTCAGCGCCAGGACGGTTGATGAAGAGTGTGACCGCCGTATTCGCCGCCGCCTTCAACCAGATACTAAAGCTGGCATTGACGCCGTTCTGTGAGAGCAGCACGCTATTCTGCACGATGCCCTGCCCGGCCGTGACGCCCGTCGAGATTGTGTCCGCAGTATTGCCACCAAGCGGGTCAACCTGGTTGTTCGGCGTCACCGTCACATTGGTGAGCTTCTGCCATTCCTGCTTATCGAATTGCTCAGACCATAGCAACCAGTTCGCGTTGCCGCTCTGGGCATATGTAAATTGATTCAACGCAGGAATGGACGCGATCGCGAACACGCCGTCGAACGCCGATTCATGCACGCTGCCATCCTGCGGCGGAATGACCTGCACGTTCTGTCCTTTGCTGAAAGGATGGTTGGTCTTCGTCTGCACGGTCACCACGCCGCTCCCGGACCGCGCGAGCCCATTGTTCGCAGGCAGGTCGATATCGGCCATGCTCTGCGCGTTCAGGTCCCGGAAGCTTGGAATATAGCGGTTCGCCACGCCATGTAGATTCTTCTTGTCGAAGTCGGCCGTGCCGGACACGATGTGCGATGAGGTAAGCAGAAAGCTCGATGCCCTGGGCTTGTCGGGTCGTATGTAAATGATCCCAGCGGCTTCAGTGATATAGAACTGGGACATGATGCAGAGCTGCCTGAGCGCATCAATCAGGCTGGTTTGAGTCACAATAGCCAGCGACGATTCAAACCGCTTTTGCCCGTTCGCCAGAAGCGTGTTGCACCAACTCACTGTATCAGCAAACGACGAGAAATCGATGCGCGCCTTCTCCGCAGCGAGGAGATCCCCGCCCGCCGCCCTCGCCGCGCTTGGATTCCACTCAGGTTTGAGTGCAGAGCGGAGGATAAGTTCAAGAGCTTGCTCCGCGCCGTTGGTGGAAAATGCATAGCCCGTCTGGTTGGCGCTCGCATCGAACTGGCGGAGCACGAGGCCGCGATAGTGTCCAAGCACAGTAAGCTGCGCGCTGGGCGCTGCCGGATCGGGCGGCACGTTCAGCATCAGGTAGGCTTTGCGGCTGAACGTGGTGGGCTGGAAGTTTGCGGGAAGCTGCGACCAGAAGTTATCTACCAGTTGATCGCCGCCGTTGGAATCCGGGCTGAGCCCATGGCCAAGCGTTCCATCAACTCCAGGATGGAAATGCACCAGCGTCGTGTCGGATGCGTTCACCAAGTTAGCGTTGATGAACAGCCGGTCGATTCCGTCCATCTCGCCTTCGCCCAGGATACGGATCACGATCCGGTTTTTGTTGGTGAGCGCGTGGTTCAGGACTTCATTTCCCTGTCCGATTACATTCCCCAACAGGACAGGTGTGTTGATGCCGAGCTGCGCATTCGCCACGTCCGCCGAATTGAGAGTTACAAAAGGCATCGCTTCTATTCCAGACTCGGCCTTCTCGGCCCTCTGCCGCGTGTGCCGCCCAGATCTTCCGGTACCTGCGGCCCAGGCGGCTGTGTGAATACCGTATTCGGCACAGTCGTTAGGATGGCATTGAACCGCTCCTGTGCCGCGCGCGTGGCGTCCTGGCAATCCACCAGGCGCTTGGGGCAGAACGTTGCAGATCCCGTCGATCCGCATTGAAGGCTCTTAAAACGCCAGGTACAGGTCTCCACCTCCACGTCGCCGCCGACGACGTATTGTGCGGGATCAAAGAGCTGGAGAAGACGCGCGCCGGCTTCATCCTCTTTCGAGTCCTGCTCAGTGAGCGAGCAGTGAAACTCGTCGATGGCCACATCCAGAAGCGGAATCCAAAGACGCACCACAGCATAGGCGCCCTCGAATTCATGGTTCTTCAGCGCGGCGGCCACATCGCGATCAATCGTGTTGCCGGAAAGGTTCTGCAGCAACAGATCGCCCGCGTTGCTGCTCATGTCTTTTGTGCGAGTGAAATTACAGCCGCTCTTGATCCAGCCGTTGTAGAACTGATTCGCGCCCGTGAACTTCGTTGGATACGTGCCTTCGTAGTCGCTCCAGAAATATTGCGTGCCGTCAAGCGTCTGGATATCGACCAGAACGATGGGCACGAACATGCCGCCCTGCCTTGCGAGGAAGGTCTCTGTGCCGGCTGGAAGTGTGCGTGGCATCAGAGGATCTCTTTCGCAGGATAGATGCCGAGCTCTGCGCCGCGCTTAAGAATCCAATCGCAGCGTTGTATGTTGATGTTATCCGCGCCCGTGATGAGGCCATACATTTGGCAGTCAGCCACGCAGCGATAGAAGTGAGCGGCATCGACTGCATCTTGCCACTCCCTCTGTGTAACAGGGTCACGCACATCAGCACTCATCGCATCACCTCCAGCGCGTCGGCGCTCACCACAAAGTTCGTGCTGGCTGCGTTCTTTGTATTTGTCGGCTGCAGCTTCACCCTGTGCAGGCCCAGCGCCACGCTCTGCACAGTCAGCACCACGGCGGACGCCGTCGCGGCCGCTGCATATAGGTCGACATTCCCCTGGCTCACTCCATCAAGGAAGACTTGCACGATTCCCATGTCCGGGCCTTTCGGGGCCCAGAGGCGGAAGCCATATCCGAAGTAACCCCACTCGGCCGCGTCAGTCGTAACCGTGCCGGCATCGTGATAGGCAAAGCCGCTGTGAAACTTCACGTTCGTGTTCGGCGCGGGAAGGACGACAGCAGCATTCGTCGTCGTAACGTACGTCGTCGGCGCAGCGCCATATTCCAGCTGCGCGCCCCATAGGTGATAAGCGATGGCATTGCTTGTGGGGTTGTAAACGAAGAGCTTGAATGACGTGGACGTGGTAAGCATGGTGCCCGTCACGGAGAAGCGTTGCCATGCATTTGAGAGCACAAACACTGTTGGGCCGGCGCATACGGCATTGGCCTGGTCCTCAACTTGAAGAGAGAGCGAGGGCGTGCCGCTTGCCGCCTTCAGCCAGCAGCTAAAAGTGAATTGCTGCCCTGCAACCGGAATGGAAGGAGTGACCGTAATCACAAGAGATGTTCCGGCACCGGTCACCGAAAACGCGACAGAGTCTGCAGTCGGATTGCCATTCGGATCGTTGACGGCGTTCGCAGTCACCACAGCGTTCGTCTTCACCCATGCGGCATTATCAAACTGCTCAGAGAAGAGGCAATAATTCTTGTCGCCATGGTCCCACGTTCCCGTGAGCTTCACCAGGTCCTGGGCGTAGTCGTCGCGCTCCTCCAGAAAGATCGATGTAACGCCCCATGTGCTGGGATACTGGAACATCGCCACGCCTGGGACCTCTACGAAGGTGGCGCTGATGTTGTATTGGTTGTTCCCCACTTCCTCAAACTGCGGCTCGGCCAGAAACTTCCCGCTGAAATAGCGGTTCCGCTGGAAATTGAAATAGGAAAAGAAGCTCCGCTCATACTGATGAAACCACTGCAGCAGCGACTCATAAGTCGAATACTGGACCTTCTCCCAATGCAGCTGGAACTCCATGCCCCGCGACAGCATGTAGCGATCAAAAGGCTTGCCGCTGCGCGGTTGCCAGCTCGCCATGGTCTGCGGGTCCTTGTGCGGGATCGAGTAGGTGGGATTCTTCTGATCGGCGGCGCTCGGATTGAGAATATTCTGCTCGCTCATCCGTTGTTGCCCTCCACGTCCCAATAGCGGGTGAGCGCGCGCGACATCATCTTCGCGCCTCCATTCTTGGCCCAGCCATCAAAGCTCTTAGCATCCATCGCATACAAGTGAAGATGTATGTCGCCTCTGCCGCCCACGGTCTTTCCCTGGTTCATGGCATTCAGCGCGGCCGCATTCTTCTTGCTCGCCGTAGGGTTCATCACGATCTCGCCATCGTGCAGCACAGCCAGCCCTTTATTGCCGCGCATCACGCTGAACATTCCGCCCGTATCGAACTGCGGTGGACCAAACGCAATCGCGCTTCGCCGGTCGCGCTCGGCCTGCGTATCCCGGATGTGCTTTTCCGCGCTGTCAATCGCAGGACCTACTTTTTGGTTGAACACGTCCTTGCCCTGGCTCTTGAGCGCGCTGAGCTGTTTTTGCGCATCGCTGCGCAGCTGCTCCAGCTGCTGGATCGCCGAGCTGGAGTCCACCTGGAACCCATCAAAGCCCGTGATGATCTGCGCGATGTCGGGAAGGATCGTGTTATCCGCCAGCGCGTTCGCCTGCTTCTTTCGCTTGCTTCCGCCGAAGATCCCGCCGAAGATTCCGCCCAGCAACCCAACCAGGCCGCCTATGATCGCGCCGATAGGTCCGGCCGCAAGGAAGCCGGTAAGAGCGCCGCTGCCAGCGCCTGCAAGGGCTCCCAGAAAACCTCCATGGCCTTCTCCCACACCAAAGCCAATTAATCCGCCAGAAAGCGCAGACAGAATTTGAGAGTTGCCCATGATCGCAAGCATTGAGACCAGGCCGCCGATCTGTCCGAGCTTCCCACCGAAATTGCCGACAAGAGCAGGAGCCAGCGCAGCCAGCCCAACCAGAGGCGACCCAGCTGCGAACGAACTGGTCCGCGTCGAAGAGCTGCCGATCTGTGAAGTCGTGCCGCCTACCAGGCCGGGCAGCGCATCCGCCATGGTGGAAGATGTGAGCGCCGAGCTGGCCGAAGGAACCAGAGCGCTGCTGGGACTCGCGCCGATCCCGGCAATTGATCCGCTCAGACCCGAAGTCGTCCCACCCACCAGGCCTGGGATCGCCATGCTGCCGCTTCCAGGAGCGCCTCCGAATCCAACCTTCGCTCCCTCCGATGAGTTGCCGCCGCCGAAAAGACCGCCGAGCAATCCGCCTAGCAGCGAACTTCCTCCGCCTCCCGATCCGCCTCCGCCGAAGACACCAGCGCCCGTTGAGCCAGGCCCAAAGACGATAGACCCGAAGATGCTGCCTGCAGCGGACTTCATCATGTTCAGGCTGAGAATCCACTGCGCGAGGATCTGGAAGAACAGCTTTTCCATGTTCGCCAGAATGCGCTTGCCAATGTTGCCGCTGGTGATGTCGTCAAATACCGACTGCAGATCGGAACCGAGCTGCTCCGTGAGCCGCTTGTGCTCATCGCGAAGATGGTCATTCATCAGCTGGTCCGCCGCAGCTTTCTGTTGCTCATACTGGGCGAAGTTGGCAACGTCCTGCAGCTCCAGCCGGTTCAGCTCCTGGTAAGTCTTGTCATGCTCCAGCCGGATCGTCGCCTCCGCGCGCTGCCACTCAGGCAGTGCTCCAATTGCGGCCTGTTGCTGTAAATCGATAGTCTTGTCGCGAAGCTGCTGCTGCTGGATGAGCAGCTGCATGTCCGTTGAATCCGTGATCGCCTGAATCTTGATTTGCGCATTCTTCCAGGCGTTATATGCCTCAATGCTCATCACTCCATATTTTCTGATCACCTCATCCAGGCCGGCATTGATGGAGTCCTTCTCGTACTGCGCGTCCGCGATGATCTTCTGGCTTCCTGTGAGAAACGCATTTGCGCGCTGCTCCGCGAAGAGATTCGCCTCTGCGCTCTGCTTCAGAAGGTCATTCTCAGCCAGTTTGATCTGCTCCACGGCGCGCTTGTGAATGAGCACGCGCTGCGTCTGCGCGTCGCCGTGCGTGATCAGAGTTTCCCGCTCTTTGCGGTTGATGTCCTCTATCGCGTCCGACTCCACCATGTGGACGCGCGCCATCCCCTGCACACTTTCTTCAGCCACCTGGTGGCGAAGCGCAATGGTCTGGTTGGCGCTTTCGCGCTCCAGCGCCATGCGCTCGCCCTGGAACTGTCTCTCCTTCAGGGTTACTTGCTCAATGTAGCTGTCATGGTCCTGCGTCTTGAGCACCAGCAACGTACGGCTGTTGAGGTAATCCTGCTTTTGCTGCTCCAGCAGAGCAAAGCCCTGCTTGCCGGCTTCGTTGGCTTTCGATGTTTCTGCATCGAGAAGCGCGTTCCTTTCGACCTGGAGTTTGGTCGTCTGTTCTATAAGGTCTCTGCGCCTTGTCTCGATGTCCTCAAGCTCCTTCCCCGCTTTCACCTCGGGGGATACATCGAGCACGCCGCCAGCGCTGGAGTTAAAAGGGTTTGTCTCGGTCGCCTTGGGGAAAGAACTCACCTTCCTCAATTTGTCGACTCGCTGCTGTAGCTCGCCCATGTGTTGAATGGCAACACTGAGCGTTTTCGGGTTCCAGAAAGCATCTTGAGCAGCATCCGCAGCGGCCTTGCCCATCTCTTTGACGGCTTCAGTGTTTCCCACAATTGCATCGAACAATCCGCCAAGCTTTTTGCCGAATTCAACCACGGCGAAGCCGGCCGTCGCGACGATAGTGGCGTTGAACATGCCGGCCAGCAGCGGTCCGAGTATTCGGCTGCGCGAGATTACCGTTTCCATCGCGCGCGGCATTTCGAAGCCGGTAAGCCTGGTGAAAAGCGTTCCCGTAATGTGCGCGCGCCGCTCGGCAGATTCGATGCCGTCAAACTCTTGCTTGATCTTCGTTGAAGGCGGCGTGATCTTTCTCAGCACGTCGCCCGTCTGATTGGCGACGGTCACAACACCGCTGTTGTCCATCGTAAGCGTGATTTGAACTGCTGAGGGCATCAGCCCGCCTTCCTGAAATTCAGCCCACACTTGCGACAAAGCATGGTGGTTGCAGAATATTGACGGAACCCGCACCGAGGGCAGCAGGGATGCGCGCGGTCATATTCCCGCAGCGCATCTTCGATTGCGCTCAGCCCCTCGGCCTCGTCTGCCAGCACCTCAATATCGATGCCATCGGCACGCTTCCCCCGCAACCAAAGGATGTAGCCTGCATATTCGTAATAAGCATCCGCCAGCGTGCGCCGGGGCGCGACCTTTGCTAGTATCTCCGGCGCGGCGTCTTGCTCGCGAAGACTATCGAGCTGCCGCTCAACGTCCTCCTCGCGCAGCGATTCAACAAGCAGCTCCATCGCCGCCTGGCGGATGCCCGGAATGTCCCCAGTTACCATCAAGCGGCGGCAGCCTCCGCAGGTGATGAATCGCTCACATTGAAGAGCTGCGCCACGGCCTCAGATTTGTGATACGCGTCCATCTCGCGCCGGATGTCCTGCGGCGATTCCAGCGGCCTGCCGGCGACGCCATATCCCTCGACGGACTGGATGAGCTCGTCATACAGCTCGATCATCAGCTTGTTCTTCATCGAGTAGATGGTGGTCCCGTTGCGCGATCCGCCAACCACCTTGTTGATGGCGCCTTTCCTCATGAAGCGTTTCTTCTGGTCGACCGTGATTGGAGTAAAGCGGTGGACCAGCCCTTTGTACATCGTGGTCTCGTCGCCCGGCTTCGTTTGCGACCACAGCGCGTCGATCCGCGCCTCAACGGAATCGCAATCCAGCGGCGAGTCGTCGACAACCGTCGAAGCGCATACAGAGCGCAGCAGCCATGACACCAGGATGGAATGCTTGGGCGGTATCTTCCAGAAGTCCTCACGCCTGGTCATTTCGTTTTTGTAGCCTTCCGCGCGGGTAAGCGTGGATTCAAACAGCTCGATCCCGGCCGTGTTCAGGTCGGTGGTGTTTATCTGGGAAGTCCCGCTGTTGCTGCTAGCCACATAGAGGCCACTGAAAAGTCGCTCCCAGTCCTCCTTCAGGATGCGGCGGAAGTGGAAGGTGTAAGTTTGTTTGCCGTCGCGCAATGCGATCACGCGTGGCTCGTCGAGCATGAGCAGTGTGCTGGTGGACGTTGTGGATGAAGCGGTCGCTTCCATTGGGATCTCCTGGAAATTGAAATGTGATTGTGCTACGTGGAACGTTCTGGCGAGATCCGCGAAGCGGTGCGGCTCTCAGAGCAGCGAAGCGGTGCTGCTCTCATCAGCGAAGCAATGCTGACGTCTTGCAGGTAATTACTAAATACCACATCTTTGGACCGCAGGGCGAAGATTTTTTGCTCCGCCCTGCGTCGTATTCGGCGCTGGGACACTGACATCAAGAAGCGCCGCTGTCCACTCGTTACGCGCCCACTCCGTAGGCGCTCTGGTTATTGATCACCACTGCCGTAAACACCTCCTGCGTGCTGGGCTTGAGCACCGCATTGTCGCCGGCATTCATCTGCCAGATCATTTCACGGCCGCTCACGCCGATATGGAAGGTGTCGAACATCACGTAAGGAGAGCCCAGCGTCATCTGCTGCGCCGCGCCCGAGTTGGTGACGATCTGAATTTCTTTCTGCGTATCGTTTTCGGAGATGGTCCGCATGTCGTCGGCGCTTGTCGCTTTCACGTTGAGCATCCAGTTGACGCGCTGCTTAAGCACCTTCATAAACGTGGCCCACATCCCGCCGCCAGGCGCGCGGTTCGGTGTCATCTCGCAGGAGATATGTACCTGCCAATCCGTCACGCGCTCCTTGATGCTGCTGAGCGCCGTGGTAGCCGTGGGCAGCGCCGCTCCCACAACAAAGCCCGTGTTGGGCTCGGTGAAGACGGCAGCGGCGGCAAAGGGGCCGCCAGCCTGCTTCGTTTCCGTGTTCGTCGTGTTTGCCGCATAGACGTTCACTCCAGTCACGCCCGGAGGAAGCGCAGCCGGCATCGTCACTTTAGAAACGCTGTTGGCTGGTACCAGGATCGAGATCTCCTGGCTGCCGATGGTTTCGCCGGCCGCATTCACATAGGTCAACTTATAAAACGCTGTGTGCTGCGCCAGCGCGCCGGCCACGCTCGTTGAGAGCGCGAATGGGAAGCGCGGATCGGTAACATCCGGAGCGGAAGGCCCGATCTTGATGTCGGTGTCACTGCCAAACAGGAAAAGCGGCGCGCTCAGCGCGGGGAACGTAACAGAGCCGTCCACTTTCTTGCCGCTGCCAACCATCTTGAACTGCACCTGAAGATAGCCTGATTCCTTGCCGGTGATCACCAGGTCAAGGATCGCCATGTCCGGTAGCTGGAAGATCACATCATTCGTTTCCTGGCACAGCAGCGACGTGACCGGCATCTGATTCGTCGCTTGCAGGAACTTCATGGTGTGCGTGAAAGGACCTGCGCCAGTCACCGTTTCTGTTCCCAGCGCGAAGAACAGAACCCATCCGGCCAGGAAAGCGTCGAGGTCCATCGTGGCGTCGAAGCTGGTCTCTTCCATGATGCGCTGCTTGAAAGCTGCCCACTGATGGCCCTTGTTGGCCATCTGCTCGTCGGTGTAAAACTGCGGCGTGTGGACGGCGTTGTAATTGCCAGGATTGCGCGGCCGCTGCGTATAGCTGGCCGCCGCCACGGGCGTGAGAAACGCATTCTGCTTGTTCGGCGCGATGGCCAGGTTGCGAATATCGAGCACGTCCTGCGGCTCGAAGGCGAAGAACACGCCCATCAGGAAAGACGCGAACGCCCTCCGCACGATCCGTGGTAACAGGTAAAGAAAAAACATTTACTCCTCCTTCGCGACCTTGGCGACCTCTGCGGTCGGGTCTTCTTGCGCCTTGGGCACGATCTCAAACAGCGGATGCCCATTGAAGTGCTCAGCTTTCAGCACACAGTTCCAGTCGAACGCTCGCGTCACGAGCTTCACTTCATCCGGCTCAAAGTAAAACGAGTGATTGCCCGCATGCACCTGTGTGCGGCCTCCGGCAGTGCGCTCCTTGCCTAATGCCGTAAGCCTCACGTTGACGAAATCTTCTCCAGCCATAACTTCTCTCCTTAAACCGACGTCGTGTTGAAAGGCCCGTCTTCCGCGACGACGGCCAGTGTTGCGTGATTGCACAGCACGCCCTTAAATGTGCGGTAGTCCACCACGCGCGCGGCCATCGGATCGCAGAAGATCGCATTGTGTGCCGCATTAACGGTGAGCTTCCGGTTGTTCTTGAACGCGGTACGCACGGCTTCCACATCATCCTGAAAACTGTCTTCGGTCACCTGCGTGGCGTCAGTAGTGATGACCTTGGCCGCGCGGAACCACTCGAACACAAGGGTGTGCTGGTCGCGATTGTCATTCGGCCCGCGATCTATCGAGGAGGTACTCTCGCGCGTGATCATGATGGTGTTGATCCGATTATTGCCATCGACAAAGAGGGCTTGTACATCGGCATCGTCGCTGCTCCAGACCATGTGCTTATAGACCTTGCCGGAGTTCGCGACCCCGCTGGCGATTGACAGAGCGGCATCGATGATGGCGCGCAGGGACATTACTGTTTCCTCCCAAAGCCGGCCGCTTCCAGCGCCTCGGCAATCTCGCGCTCCAGGATGTCAGGAGCTTCCTCTTTGAGCTGCTCAAACGCCTCTTCAAACATTTGATCGCCCTGCATGCCGCGTTTCTTGATCGACTTCGCTAAGGCCCAGGCAATCGAGAGGGCCTGCTTTTCGTTCGAGACGTGGAGCTTCTTTTGCACCCACAGAACCAGCGCATCTATGGGAGGCATATGCGGGCGTGCGCCCAGCTCGACGGCCGCTGCATATTGCGCTGCCGGTCCATGCACGCTGATCACTTCGGAAAGCACCGGCCCTCGCTGTAGCTCAGAGAACACGCCGCTAATCAGGTTTGCCGTCGCACCAACGGGAGTGCGGGATTTAACTAACTCTTCGCCGCGCAGCCCGATCTTCTCTAGTCCATTCTGTTCGCCGATCTGGATTGCCGCGCGCATCGCGCCTGTGGCCTGGTAGACCCCATCGATCCGAAATGTGAAGTCGTTCGGCAAACTTACCGTCTCCTGTGCGTCAGGCGCTCCACTCCTGACCCTTGTTTTAGCTCCATGTCTCCAACCGCCAGCGCGCCTGGCACAGTGCCGCCGCCTGGTCCTGTGCCGCCTTCCTGAATTCCCACCTGTTCGTCATAACGCTTGCGCAGCGCCTTGGCGATGCCGAGATATTCTTGTGACTTCGTGCGGTAATTCACCGCGTCGGCCTGGATGGTGGAATCGTTGGTCTGCGCATACCTTGCTGCAAGCGCTTCACAGCAGAGAGCGCCTGCGTAGTCGCACACTGCCTCAAAATCCGCATCGGGAATAGTCGAATCAACGCTTACAGTTGGAGCTGTATGCCGGCAGGTCCACGTCACGCGCACTGTGTCAGTCGCTGCGGGCGTGATGCTGCTCAGCTGTAACTTCAGTCCTGTGGGCGTGCGATAGAGCAGCCATGTATTGCTCTCCAGATACGTTGGCGGAATATCTCCTATCGGGAACTCCAGCGCGCGGATCTCCGAGAAACCATCTTCAAAAGGTTCCGCTGGATTACTTGGGCCAGTGGGCAAAGGCAAAAGCGAAGTGCCATTGCCGGCGACATCACTCACCAGCTCGCGCGGGCGATCCTTTGAATAACGCTGCTTCACCGCCTGCAGGATGAAGGCATCGCGGTCCGCTGTCGACAGCTTATTGCCCGTGTCCTGGATACGGGATGCGAGCGCGGTTTCAAAATCGGCAAGTTTCATAGGCTTGTGTTCACTACCAGGCGCAGCCGTGTCCTGGCGTTAGCTTTGCGACGGCTGCGCATTGGTAATGGCTCTGGCGATTCTCCGCGACCTCCTTTCCTCACCGAATTAACGTTCTAACTTTGCGGCTTGAAATAGCCTTTCACCGTGAAGGTGAATGATGGCGTCGTGCCTGAAATGGTGCTGGTTACCGTGATGTACCTGGGGAAGTGATCGATCTTGATGATCTGCAGCCCCGTGGCGGTGATGGCCGAGCCTGTAGTGTGGTTGACGCAGTTCGTGTTGGCCGGCGCGGCGCTCGCGTTTCCGTCGCACACCTGGAAATTCACGGTCAATGAAGGTGACGTCCCGGACACGGCCGTCACGTTAATGATGATTATCCCGCTGGCGTAAACTCCCACGTCGACGGGCGTCACGCTCGTGTTCGTCGTGGTGCACGGTGTCGTGCAATCCAGGACCGTATAAACGCCCATGAATCCAACCGTTGAATCGCGGTAGTTCCTTGACGGGGCCTGGGCGAAGTCGGCAGGTGCGAGCATGAGCAGGCAGAGCAGGACCGCACAGATTCCCTTCATCAGCCCCGCAGTCGTAAACTTTTTCACGTCCTTCATTTTTCACAGCTCCTTTTGGCTTTTGGGATCGCCGCCGGCGCGAGGGCCGGCGGCGTCAATTCAATTCACTGATTTAGGGAACCACGTTCTTTTGCACGGGCCGGAAGTCGACAATGTCTCCGCCGTACTCATGCCGCACCTTGTAAGTGATCCGGTCGTTGGTGAAGACAGCGCCCTGCTGCGGATCGTTCTGCAGGAAGATCTGTGGCTCGCGAACGCCCTGGACAAAACCGATCTCCAGGAAGGGTGCCATTGTCGCGAGAGTCCCACAGTACCAATCGTTCGTATCGGTCAGAAGGCTGTTGACGATAATCCGTTCATTGTTGGGGCCAAAGCGGTGATAGAACGGATTGGGCTCGGTCACAGCAGGCGCGGGGTTGTACGTCTGCGACTGGTTGATCTTAATCGCCTGGGCCTTCAATGCGAGCGGTACCATCAGCCAGTCAAGAGTGAGCTCCAGTGGCTTGTTGGAGTCTTTCTCTGTCTGGCTTCCAATCGCTACTTCGCGCGCGATCAACTCATCGATGGTGAGAGCTGCCGTGCCCAGATTCGAATGGCCCACAGCGAACCAGGCGGTGGAATCCGGGTCATAAGCCGGATTGTTCACGAAGAAGTTGGTGATGAACTGTTTCAGCGTACGGCGGCCGGCACGGGCGATTCGTGTCGGGAATACAGCGATCTTATTCAGATCATCATTCAGGATCGTCTCGCGCGAAATCGGCAGCGCATTCCCGCGTTTCGTGGCCGCATAGCTGATCTTCTCATCGCTCATCTTGGCGAAATCCGTGTATCCGCCATCTTCGGCGACGGTCGAGAGGTCAGCCAGATAGCCGAGACGCACGCGGTCCTGGCTCTTGAAATCATCGATATCGACTTCGCTCACGAGCAGGTCCACGCCGTTCATACCGATCTCGGCATAATCCTGCAGCAGCCGCTTCGTCATCGAGTTGAGAAGAATATTTGGAAAATCGCTCGTGAGCGAAGTGGCCTCACTGATCTTCAGGAAACCGCCTTGCCCATTCTCGCCAAATTTCAGGTTGTGATCGCCGGTGACGTGGATGTATGCCTGCTTGATTTTGCGGAAGCCAGGAACAGTCGCGACATCCTTTAAGGGCTCAACCCCCATCTTTGCCGCCCACAGCTCCTGGCCGGACTGTTTAACTCCCAGCATCTTGTCCATGGCGATCTGGACCTTATCCTGGGTGTCGAGTCCAGTCTCGATCCGCGATCCGCCGACCTTCCCCACCTGGCTGAATGACGCGAATGCTTCGCGCACGCGCTTGATTTCCCCATCGATCTCCTCGGCGGTGACGATGCGAGCTGTGCCGTCCGCTTCGCTCAGGTGCTGGCGAACGAGCTGCTGCGCCGGCACGGGCAATTTTGATTCGCTGATCTTGGTATCGATCAAGTTCTTCGCCTGAATGCTTTTCGCCTGCTTCAGTACATCCTTGGCTTCCTGCACCAGCTGCGCGTTGGCGGCCGTGCCTGCTTCGCCGGAGAGATTGATTGCGGCTTCCGTTACTTCGACGAGAAAGTCGGTGAGCTGATCATCTTTCAGGGTCTCCAGCTTTGTGGTGAACGTAGTGGCGCGGCCGGCATCGTGCTTCCGGAGCGCCTCAATCACTTTCTTGATGCGATCTTTCATCGCTGCTCCTTTTTTTCGGCCCGCGCCTTCCGCGCTGCCGGGATTAACGGCCGCTCGCGCGACCGAATTTTGTAATTGCGAGATCTGCGCCGCAATCGACTTTGACGCTGCGACCTGCAGGAACTTCCCGCCCGCGCCCGCCTCGGTAACCAGGTCGACAGAGACGAGCTTGCCAAGCTTTTCCGAGACGAGCACTTTCTCGCCATTAATCATTTGTGGCTTGAAAGCGATAAAGGCGAGCACCGAGAGGCCGAAGAGATCGAGCTTGCCGGCATCGCGCGCGGCCACGAGCTTTTGCCGGAGATCGGTTTCGTTTTTGAGCAAATTCAGTCTTGCCTGAGCAGCCTTGCCCACCATCTTGCCAGCGGTGAACCAGCCGGCGATCCGCGCCGGATCGTCATCGTTTTCGATAGGCGCTGGATGCCGCCGACCGAAGCGTGCGCCATTCGCCGCCGCAGCGAATTGCGCCACTACCTCATCGGTGAACATGTGAGGTATATAGACGCCGCTGCCAACGCTCCCATGCGCATCGCCTGACTCAATGATCTGGACAGGCCAGGTCCAACCGTCATCCTCAGCAGAGCCGGCTGCTTCGCTCGCCAGAAACGTCGCCCGCTGCGACACCGGGATATAAGCGACCTGCACCAGCTGCGGATCGCCCAATGTCACGTTGCCGTTTTCGTCCACGGTGAAAGCGATCTGGTATAGATCGGCGTTCGGACCGCGCGCGATGACGTAATCGGGGAAAGTCGACACGATGCAATACATCGGCGACTGATATGAATCAGTGCCGAACTGGTCTTCCAGGGCGTCGGCTATCAGGTCACGAATTTGCTCTAGCGACAACTCCATGAATCGCTCCAGTTAGGCTGTAGCCTGGGCCCCGTTGCTCGCGGTTACTTTCTTCCCGCTCTTTACGACGGGGAATGCCGCCTTGCTCCCGTCGCGGGTGATGACGACCAGAACATCGCCATCTTTGGTTTTCTTCTGGGCCCGATGAACGATCTGCCAATCTTCCAGAGCGAGGGCTTCCTCGATTGATTCCGGCTTCGGCACTCGAATCGTTTTGTTCGCCGCTTTCAGGGCTAATTGCGCCCATACATTCGGCTGCTCAGGCTCATCGGTCTGCGCTTCCTTGAAGGCCCGCACATATGCGGCTTGCCACTTTTTCTCAACCGCTTCCGGCAATCCTGCAGGAGCGCCTGGAACTTGGATATCGTCTGCCATTTTGTTTCTCTCCTTCTGCCGCTATGCGGCTGAAACTGAAATTCCTAAACTGTCCAACAACCCTTTCTGGTCCGCCGTGGGCTTCAGCGTGTCGGCTGAGAAATACGGACCCATCACGCAGTGGCAATTGATCGTGTTCTCAGCCGATCCGCTGGGATCACGCGGATACATCAGCTCCTCACCCTCCACGACGAATGCCTCGTCCACGTCCACCGCCTGGCCGTCCGCCGCAATGTGGCCAGGCCGCGGAGCTGCTGCGATGGACAAATGGTTCCACTCCTTCTGCAGATCGGGATGACGGTCCGCAGCATCTTCCAGCCGGGCCTGCGCGGCGATGGAGTGAACGCGCAAAATCTCATTGAGAGCAATTCCCGTTGCCCGCTTCCCGATGGGACCGAACAATCCATCGAAACCCTTCTTGGGATCGAGCGCAGTTCCGATCTGTTTAATGGTGTCAGTGATTGACGTGTTACCCAGGAAGGCGCGCTGGATCGCGCCATTGACCTTCGCTGCCGCATCTTTTGATAAAGCAGTGATGAGATCCGCTGTGTAGCCCTGGACCACCGCAAGCGCCGAGGTGGATACCTGCCCCAGCATCGATGGCGTCGTCAGGCCCACCGTATCGAGCGGAAGTGAAACGGTCTGGCTTCCCAGCGTCATCCCCTGCGCTTCAAACTTGTCGAGCGATTGCGTCGCGGCAACGCTGAATTGCTGCATGGCGCGATCAATCGAGTTCTTTAAGACGGCGAGCTGTGCAGCTGAATAGCTCTCCGGATTAAGACTCGCGAGTTCGCCGACGATCTTCTTGCGGGCTTCATCCAGGAGCTCCAGAATCTGCTTGCGCGCAGCCAGACTCAGGTTCTTCGACTGCGCGATGAGCTCCGCGACTTTTGCGGCGAATTGTGATTGCGTGCTCATTGCCCGGCTCCTGGCTGCTGCTGTTGTTGTTGGAGATCCGTGAGTGCTTTAGCCAGGCTCGTCTGGTCCGGTACCAGATTTACTTCGCGCTGCTGCTTCTCTTGTTGCGCAGCCTGAAATTCCGCTTTGGAATCAACTTCTATTCCAATCTGGCTGAGGATCACATGGAACCCGCGCGCCGCTGTTTCACTCTTCACCCAGCCGTTTTGCTCTCCAACAGAGAGCGCGTTCGTGGCAGCGCCCAGAGTTGTTGCGGCTTTCTGTAGGTCCTTAATCATCAGATCCGGGGTTTGCATCTTCACAGTGGTATCGACTTTGGCTGGAAGCACACCGTGATAAATCGCCTGCTGAACCGCGAACGCAGTCATCTGGTAAATTGCGCCGCGCACATGGTTCTGGCGCTTTGTGAGCTTCTTGCCTGTCGGCCCGGTCATCTCATCGGCGGTAGAACGGTTGGCATCAACCGGATCTGCGAAGAACCATGCGGGCAGTCCCGCTCCGCCGAGGCCATATAGCTTGACCAGGCGCACTGCCGCTTCCATGTCTGCGCCGCCCATCGTCGGAGTTTTTGCTTCGATTTGAACTTGCTCGTTGTGGACCTGGACGCCGCCCTGACGCGGCGGATTCTGCGTGAGGTCTTTCAAATACTTCTTTACTGTCGGCTCATCGGCACCCTTGACCGTGTAATCCCACACAAACGCATTCAGGAAGCGGACCTTGTCGGCATAATCGAAGATCATCTGATCAAAGACATCGATCCAGTCAGCCAGACTAAAAAGCTCGCTCAACCCACGGCTGGCGCCCTTCGCCTTGTTGATCGACCAGTAAAAGCAGTCGCCTTTCAATTGCCCAAACGTAGGCGAATTCGGGTCTTCATCAACGCGGATGATTTCAAGCCGGCGTCCTTCAGGCTCATTGAAGCGGCGGCGAAGCCTAACCGCGATGGGGAATGCGGTTTCCTCCTGGGGCGCGTCCGCGACGGACACGTTGGTCGCGTTCAGCGTCGCATATTCAACCGCTTCAATCCGCTGGGGATCGACATAACCCAGCCGCACGAAGCCATCGACTGGATTTACCGTGACAGGAATGCAAAGCTCGCCGAACGTCGTAAGCTCGTCGCAGTACTCCGAAATATTGCTTTCACCATTGTCCTGCTGTGATAGTCGATTGATTGGGTCTTTCCAGAATCTGTCCACAACCTCCTGGACCTTAGCGTCCGTCGCAGAAGCAGTGAATCCCTCACCCACCACGTAGTCGCTGATGACCTCAACGATGCGCTTCCCGAAAGGCGTCGTCGCGCGCAGAAAGAAAGCGATCTGCTGCATGCGCAGATGCATCACTGGATTCAGATCGCGAAGAGAATTCGGAGCGGTGATCCGCTTGTATGTTGGGTCTTCAGTATCGCCCATCATCCCGAATAGAGTTGGAACCAGCGCCTGCTTCGTTTTCACCGGAGTTGGAGACATCGCGAGCGCAGCCTTTTTCGCTTCGGAGAGATCGAGAAGAGTTAAGCCCATCTGCGCCTCCGTTCCGCCCGCTCCATCACAGGCTGGTCTTCATCTTCCCTGCGTTGAACCGCGCGCGACATAATTCCGCGCTCTTGCGGCCTATACCATTCTTGTGCTGGCGCTAACGATGCCATATGCGCAGCGGGCGCTCCTTCTGCTGCGAGATCCGCGAGCGCCTTCGCCCAGAATGAATCCGCGTGCGCGAACACTTTCTTGCGCTTGCCGCCTGCGACGGCCGTATCCACCTCGATGCGCGGCGCGTCGAATTTAATCGCGCCTCCGCTGTATTCCTTCTTGATGGCCATCAGCTCTTGGCGGATCTGCGAATCGCGCGGGATGCGGTTCTTGTGCTGCTCCATCCTCTGCTTCAGGCGGACGGCCATGTCGGTTTTGATCTTCACGTTGCCGGTGTTTTTGTTGGAGTAGGAAACGGGCACGTTCTCTCCAACCGGAACCGAGCCGCTGAAGTTAACGCCGATCACGCGGCCGGGAACTTTCGATGCGAGGAACTCAAACAAGCCTAGGCCGATTCCCGTGGAGTCCATTGCTGTGCGTGTGGCGACTTGCACCCACGGGAGAAGTTTGTGCGCCTGGTCGTTCAGCTTCTGCTCTCCATCGGGCGTGAAGAAGGGAACGCCATGCAGCGGCATAACCATGCGCGTCCAGGCAATGTCGCCCACTTGCTCATCCAGCCAGGCAATGGTGCGATCACCTTCACGTCCAACATCGATACCGAGATAGAGAGGGCCGCTCGGTACGTAACCTTCAGGCCAGTTCCTAGTCGCGGCATCGTCTTCGGCCGCAGCAAGCAGCTCCAGCGAAAGCCACGATCCCATGGCCTTCAGGAAGGCACATAGGAATTCCTGCGAGAACGTCTCGTCGTCCTTGATCAGTTCGCGCATCTCTTCGATGTTGATTGGGCAGCCTTCTTTTACGGCCAGGTAAACATCTACCCAATGCGCGGACCAGATGCCTATCTTTTTGGGGTTTGGCGATGGGGCGACCCCATCGGTGAGGCCCAAGTCTTTCGCCAGGTCAAAATACTTGCCCTGCTCGCCGTTCGGAGTAGAGAGCACATCGATCTCATTCCCGAGAGCGATCTGGCGGATGATCGCGGCCCAGATGGCATAGCTGTCGTCGTGATGGCCAAACTCATCAAGGACTGCGTCCCCTGGGTAACCACGAGCAGTGCGCGGGTTGGCCGGCAATGCAATATAGCGAGATCCGTTGGGCAGCTGAATGCGAGATTGAGTGAACGACGTGACGCCGTCGATATCCGCGAACGGCTCTTCAAACAGCTGCGCTGTCGCACCGATAAGCTGGATGTTCTTCTGCACCGTCTCAACGAACTCGTTGGACTGCGCCTTTGATGCGCTCAGCACCGTGCACGTTTTGTTTTCGCGTTCCAGCAATCCGCCCTTCTTCAGCAACCGCCGCAATCCGGTGGCATAGGAGAAACCGATCCGCGCAGACTTCACAGCGAAGCATCCGCGCGAGGGATCGTCGATCCAGCGCTGCTGATACGGTCTAAGCTGCAGCACTGCCGGCAATGGGCGGGAGTCCAAAGGTCCGCTCACGGATACGGTTGATGTCGTCCGTGGTGATGGCCTTTCCTCGCTGCGCCTTGCGGGCCGCTTTGTCGGTTTCTGCGTCAAACTTCCGTTTCCTCATTTCGAAGTCGCGCTCCAACAACTGCACGCGCTTCGTTTCTGCCTGAACTTTTTGTTCCTGTATCTCCAGCTTTCTCTGCTGGGCCATCAGCTCGCCCAGGGCGAGCATTCCTGCAACAACTTTGTGCCGGCTCTTTTCATCGGCGTTCTGCATCATGCCGAACAGCTGATCGCTGATTGCGGTCCTCACTGTCTCTGGCAGGTCCTTCATGCCCTTTCCTGCAAACAGCGCGGCAATCTCTCGCGCCTTGACCTGATCCGCCAGAACTTCGCGCTTCACCTGGTCAACGCGCAGATCGTGCCAGCGCAGCAGCGTCGAGTGCGGAAGCTTTAGGCCCGGAAACTCCGCGCGAATCTCCGGCTTCGTCGTTTTCTCCCACTCCTCAAAGCGCGGCGACATCTCCTCGATCTCCATCCACGTCCTGCCGGCAGCGCGTTCCTTCATCACGCGGTCCAGCAGCTCGGTCGGCAGCTTGTCCATCTTGAGCGGCTGGCGCACCAGCGGCTTCTCTCCGGTTTTGCGTTTACTTGCCATTCGCGATTGAAATCACCTTCGAGTTCTCTTGCTTGCACGCCACGCAATTCAGATCCCGATGTTCCTTGTCCCTGCATCTGTCGCAGGTAAGCGATCCATTCACTGTCGGCCTGCCACACGCATGGCAGGTTTTAAGTTCCTGCGATCTCATTGCAGAATGTGGACCGCCGCATC